CCAACAGGATTTACATCAGATACTCATCAAGTAGTTGAAAGAGTAGTAGTTGTAGGAAACGATTGCGTTCCTTCAGACATGCATGTTGATGGTGAAACATGGTGTATTAATTTTTTCAAAGGTGGGATTTGGAAACAAACTTCTTACAATAACAATTTTAGAAAACAATACGCAGGAATTGGAATGGTATATGATCCTGTAAAAGATAAATTTTTATCCCCACAACCTTTTGCTTCATGGTCATTAGATGATAATGATGATTGGCAATCGCCAATTGCACATCCATCAATTACTGATGATGGTCAAGGAGAACCAGAATGGCGTTACATAATTTCTTGGAATGATACAAAATATCAAGCTGACAACACAAAAGGTTGGGAAGCATTTAAATCAAACGACGAATCGGAAACACCTACCAAATACGATTGGAATGGCACAGCTTGGGTGTCCGAATAGGAGGACACTAAATGCCTAGAGGCGGCGGTACAGCAAACGGTGGTATACTTGGAAAAACGAATACAACTTCGTTTGGAAAATGCACAACTACAACTAAAACATCATCAGGATGTATTACAGCACAACCAGGAACTCGTGTTATTAAAACTGCTATCGTTGCAGGAGGTGGAGGCGGTGGTGGACCTGCAGGTGGTCCAGGAAACATTTCAGGTGGTGGTGGTGCTGGTGGTTTTAGAAATATAGAAATTAATGCATCAGGAACTATTCCTGTTACAGTTGGTGCAGGTGGTGCTGCTACAACTATAGGAGCTAATTCTAGCTTAGTAGGTTCTAGTGTCACTTATACTTCAAATGGTGGTGGAAAAGGTGGTAATAATGGTGCAGGTGGTGACGGAGGTTCTGGTGGTGGAGGAGCAAATAATCCTGCTAATTGTGGAGGTGCTGGAAATACACCTCCTGTTAATCCACCACAAGGAAATGATGGTGGTGATGGAGCTAACAGTCCTCCCGTTTATGGAGCTGGTGGTGGTGGCGGTTCTGGTGCAGTTGGTCAAGACGGATCTTCTTCTAAAGGTGGAAACGGTGGGGCAGGTACAGATGTATCTGGTTGTTATCCAGGCGCACCAAACTCAGGAGTATACGCTGGTGGTGGTGGCGGCGGATCTAATGCAGGAGGTACTGCAGGTTCTGGTGGAACTGGAGGTGGTGGTGCAGGTTCTAAATGTGGAAGTGCTGGAACAGCAGGAACTACAAACACTGGAAGTGGAGGTGGTGGCGCTGGTTATCCAGGAGCTAATGGTGGGGCAGGTGGTCCAGGAATCGTAATTGTAAAAGAATTAGATAAAGCAAGTGGTGTGTGGTCAATGCAAAGTCAATTAAGTGCCTTGCAACAAGGAACATGGCCAAAGTTTATACCAAAAATTGCAATGAATTTTATGGTAGTTGCTGGTGGTGGTGGAGCTGGTGGAGCAGGTGGTGGTGGAGCTGGAGCAGGAGGATATAGAGCTTCTGGTTATGGACCTTCTCCTTTACGAGCTTCTGCATTAAATTTATTAGCAGGTTGTTATTCTGTAACAGTAGGTGCTGGAGGACCATCAGGACCAGGGTATTCTTCATCTGGTGAAGGAACGGCATCTGTATTTAATCCTGGAGGAGCTGAAGGAACTACAATGATCACTGCAACTGGTGGTGGTAAAGGTGCGGGTCAAAGTGGTTCTGGATCAAGAGGTGGATCATCAGGTGGTAGAGGTATTCACGGAGGTGCTTATAACTCAGCTCAACAAGATGGAAACTTAGGAGGTTTTACTCCTCCTGAAGGAAATAATGGTGGAGGTGGATCGCCAGGCCCTGGAGGGGGTGGTGGTGGAGGAGGAGCTGGAAGTGCAGCTAATCCTGGAGGATCAAGTCCTAGTCCAACTGCTGATGGAGATGGAGGATCTGGAGTACCTAATTTAATTAACTGTGGTGGTACACCTTTTTCAATAACAGCGTTTGCTGGTGGTGGAGCTGGAGCAGGTGGTGGACCAAATCCTTTTAACGGAGCTCCTGGAGGTTCTGGTGGTGGTGCTGCAGGTAGTGCTGGAGCTACTAACACAGGTGGTGGAGGTGGTGCTGGTACAACTAATCCATATAGTAGTGGTACTGGAGGATCTGGAGTTGTTATTTTAAGATTTCCGTCAGCTGCTACTATAAGTGTGGGTCCAGGAACAAATGCAACAGCAACACACCCAGGTGGGGATAAAATTGCCTCATTTACTGTTAGTGGTAATGTTTGTGTAAGTTTCTAAAAATATATCTTGTATAAAATTTAATATAAGTTATCTCTTTTAAAGAATGTTAAGAAGTCAGAAAGTTATAATTGTAGGTGGAGGAAGTGCTGGTTGGATGACAGCCGCAACTTTAATTAAATTATTTCCAAAAAAAGATATTACTGTTATTGAATCACCTACTAAAGGAACTATAAGTGTCGGTGAAAGCACTTTGTCTTCAATTAATCAGTGGTTAGATTTATTAGAAATAAAAGATAAAGACTTTATGCCTTATACAAAAGCTAGTTATAAATTAAGTATTCGATTTGAAAATTTTTATAAATTAAAAGATGGTGGTTTTCATTATCCTTTTGGAAGATCTTATGAAAATAATTTTGTAGGATCAAAAGAAACATGGTTTTTTAAAAAACAATTTAATTTAAAAACACCTAATAGTAATTATGCTGATTTTGTTTGTCCTACTATGTCTTTAGTTAATAACAATGTTTTGTTTAAAAACGAAAATAAAGAAATACCATTGTTTGATTTTAAAAATGATGTGGCCTATCATTTTGATGCTGTTAAATTTGCTGATTGGTTAAAAAAATATTATTGCATTCCTAAAGGTGTTAAACATATCTATGAAGATATTAATACAATTGAACAAAATAAAGACGGAATTAAATCTTTAAATAAAAAACATAAAGCTGATCTATATATTGATTGCACTGGTTTTAGTTCGTTGTTATTAGGTCAAGCTTTAAAAGAACCTTTTGAAGATTATTCTGATTTATTACCTAACAACAAAGCTTGGGCTACAAATTTAAAATATACTAATAAAGAAAAAGAATTAAAACCATATACTAATTGCACTGCTATTCAAAACGGATGGGTTTGGAATATCCCTAGTTGGGATAAAATTGGAACTGGGTATGTTTATTCAGATAAATTTATATCTGATGATGAAGCTTTAAATCAATTTAAAAAATATTTAAAACGAAAAAATCTTGTTTTTAAAAATATTAAAATGAGAGTTGGAACACATAGAAGACTTTTTGTAAAAAATGTTTGTGCTATTGGTTTGTCAGGTGCGTTTATAGAACCTTTAGAATCTAATGGTTTGTTAACAGTTCATGAATTTTTAATTAAATTAGTAAAAATTTTAAAAAGAAAAAATTTAAGTCAGTGGGATAGAGATAATTTTAATTATTATTGCAAAGATTTTTTTAATTTTTTTGCTGAATTTGTTGCGTATCATTACGCTTTGTCACATAGAAGAGATACCAAATATTGGAAAGAAATTAATAATAAATCTTTTTATGATAAAAGAAAAATAGAAACTGAATTAAAATCTAATATGGAGGTTTATATGAATAATTATCAATTTAGTTCTTTTCCAGGAGTGCATTATATATCTGCAGGCATGAATTATTTTAACATAAATATCACAGATAAAAACATGCCTAATAACATCAAAAATTATATATCTAATAGAGAAGTAGAAATAAAAAAATTTAACAAGACATGTAAACAAAAAAATACATTGTTTAATTATTTAAAATATAATATACATAACAAATAATTATAAAGATATATGAACCTTACAAACTATTATTGGTACTTTCAATCAGCGATTCCTCATAGAATTTGTGATGATATTGTAAAATATGGTCAACAATTACAAGACGAGATGGCAGTCACTGGCGGTTATGGAAATAAAAAATTAAATAAAAAAGAAATAAAAGATTTAAAAACAAAAAGAGATTCAAATATTGTTTGGATGAATGATAGATGGATCTATAGAGAAATACAACCTTATGTGCATCAAGCAAACGAACTTGCTGGTTGGAATTTTCAATGGGATTTTTCGGAGTCTTGTCAATTTACAAAATATAAAAAAGGTCAATATTATGATTGGCATTGTGATGGTTGGGACAGACCCTATCAAAGAGAACAAGGAGATCCTTCACACGGTAAAATTAGAAAATTGTCTGTAACAGTAACTTTATCTGATCCTAAAGAATATAAAGGTGGTGAATTAGAATTTGATTTTAGAAACATGGATCCCGATAAAAAACCTAACATACGTAAATGCAAAGAAATATTACCTAAAGGATCTTTAGTTGTGTTTCCTGGTTTTGTGTGGCATAGAGTATGTCCAATTAAAAGTGGAGAAAGAAACAGTTTGGTAATCTGGAATTTAGGATGGCCATACAAATAGAGGATAAATATGAAAAAGAAAAAAACTAAAGCTAGAAAACAAAAAATAAAAAAAGAAATAGTTGGTTATCCAAAACAATTACAATTAGAAGAATTTTTTAAATGTCCTATATGGTTTGCAGATGAACCTAAGTTTGTAAATAATTTAAATAAAGCATCGGAAAAATATATTGAAGCATCAAAGAAAACATTAAAACCAGTTATTGATAAACGTAATAAAAAATTTGGTGATAAAGGTGACATGGGTCATGTATTTCATTCTACATCATTAATTGGTGACCCTAATTTTGTAGACCTACAAAATTATATAGGTGCAACAGCACATAACTTATTAAATGAAATGGGTTTTGATTTAACAAACTATCAAGTATTTACTACAGAAATGTGGGTACAAGAATTTGCAAAAAAAGGCGGAGGACACCATACTTTACATACACATTGGAATGGTCATATATCTGGTTTTTATTTTTTAAAAGCAGATGAGTCTACATCTTTGCCTATGTTTGAAGATCCAAGACCAGGCAATGTTATGAATCTTTTACCAGAAAAAGATAAGACAAAAATAACTTATGCATCTTCACAAATTAATTATAAAGTTAAACCAGGTAGAATTATGTTTTTTCCATCATATTTACCTCATCAGTACATTGTAGATATGGGATATAGTCCATTTAGATTTATACATTGGAACTGCCAAGCAATACCAAAAGGAGTGTTAAATGTCGTTTAAAAAAAATAAATATAGTATTTTAAAAGGAGCTATTTCAAAAGAGTTAGCAGAGTTTGTTTACAAATATTTTTTAAATAAAAGAAATTTAGCAAAATTTTTATTTGATCAAAGATACTTATCCCCATTTACAGAATACTTTGGTGTATGGAATGATCACCAAGTTCCTAATACTTATTCACATTATGCAGATATAGCTATGGAAACATTGTTGCAAGAAGTAAAACCTGTAATGGAAAAACATACAGGATTAAAATTAAGTGAAACATATTCCTATGCAAGAATATATAAACAAGGTGATGTATTAGCTAGACACAAAGATAGATATTCATGTGAGATATCTACTACATTAAATTTAGGTGGTGACCCATGGCCAATATATCTTGATCCAACAGGTAGAAAAGGTCAAGCTGGTATTAAAGTAGATTTAAAACAAGGAGATATGTTAATATATTCTGGTTGTGATTTAGAACATTGGAGAGAAGAATTTATAGGTAAGAATTGTGGTCAAGTATTTTTACATTATAACAAATCATCATCTAAAACAGCTAAAGAAAACTACTTAGACAAACGACCTTTACTAGGCGCACCTGCTTGGTTTAAAGGTGCTAAGTTGACAAAATCTAAAAAATAGTCTATACATTAGACTTGCGAGGGGATGATCCACCACAGATTCCCCTTGCTTTAAACATAT